TATAAAACACACCCAAGTTAATATTGTTTAGTAGTAGGCATAAATATAACAGGTTTTTTAGTAACTGGTCATTGTTGAAATCAAGACGTTAAAAAAGGAAGGCTTACTAAGTGCTACTAATGAGTAAATAGAGAGTTGGGTAAAGAGAGTCGCTAGGATAAAACCGCCTGTGACGAAATAAGTTAATGTTATGAAACGCCCTGTTCCCACAGTAACAAATAAGGTTACTCTATTTACGACTGCTCGATTGTGAGGTTGTACTGCAGTATAAATTAGGAAACTTTCAAATAGTGAAAACCTACGCCCTTGGCGGGTATCACTTAAGGGCTTGGGTAGTGCCAAATGTTATATACAAATAAACTACCCAAATTTACTTGGGCTATACATCCCTAGTACTGAAACGATGATGAGGAAAGAAATCGGGGTCATCTAGTATAGTCCAAGTTTAATGAAAGGAGAAAAAATGGCACATATATTGTGGATTGTAATTTTAATAATAATAGTGGTGGCGTTAATATGAGTGCTACTACATATAGAAGTTTAGATGTTGTATCTGTTACTTTAGGTTGTAGTGGATATGGCACAAAGAAAGCATTTTTGCATATACATTTATCTGATGGAAAAATTGTTAGATTTAACGAATGGGATGAAAAAGAATTAAATATGTTAAAAGATATTTTAAATAATAATACTAAAGTTGGAATTAAAAAGAAACGTAGATACTATTATTTAGAAAGTATTGTAGGTAAAGAAAAATGAAAGAACGACTAAAACGAATACATATTAATATGCATAAAATTAAATTCAATGCAAAGAATGGAACGAATGAACCAGTAATTACTGTTAAGACAAGTAAAGAAAATATTTATGCACATACAGTAAAAATATTAGGTGGTTCTGATATTGTTTATAGACCAGATAAGCCTTTAAGTTGTGGGGCTAAAGTTTGGATAGAAACTTATAATCCTGTTGTTATAAATAAGGATTGGGATATTAAAGTAATATAATGGGATTGTGGTTGTTAGATAATACTTTAACTAAAGCACAAATATATAATGGTAAAAGTAAAGCAGAAAAGAGTTTATTAAGATACCATTATAAATTACGAGATAGAGCATTGAGAGAGCCGAGAACAGTACAACAAAAATTAGATAGGATTAATTTAGATAGAGTATCTACAATTTTAAGAAAAAGATATGGTTGGAACTAAAAAGAAAAAATTAACAGCAGAACAGTTGGATGAAATGAACGAATACATGGAAAAATTGTTAGAGGAAAATCAAGTGTTAGGGGAAAGATGTAAAGATTTTTTATATAATGTTAGAAAGAATTTGTTAGAAGAGATAAATGTTAGTGATTTACCTAGAGAATTGTTAGTATATTTGTTACAAAGAGAACTGTTAATTGTATCTAAAAATTTGTTACCCACAAAAAATTTAGACCATGCATTAATAATAATTCACGAGGCTATTGCAGATACACTAAAAGATAATTTGTATCCACCATCACAAGAAAAAATATCAATACATTAATTGTAGATAAATAAAATTAATTTCATTTAGGGGTTGTGATACTTTTTTAATAGTCTAGATATATAAATATGATTATATCATTGTGTAATGATACTAGCTTCGATAAAGGGCTTCAAAGTATTGTAATAAATTTTAGTAGTTTAAAAAATACACAAAACTACTTTTTTAATAATTATAGGAGATACATAAAATGAAAATACAAGTTACAGAAGACCATATTAAAAGAGGGGAGCCACAAAATTGTGAAAGTTGTGCAGTTGCATTAGCATTAAAAGAAAAGTTGTCTAACGATTATGAAATTAGTGTTTTTAAAGGCGGAGAATATAACCATGTTTATTTTGATATACACCATAAAAACAATGATTTAGAAATAGATAATACAATTAATGAAATAGATTTAGATAATTTAGGTACATTTATTGAAACATTTGATAAAAATTATGAATGGGATTTTGATAATAAAGTTTCTGTACATAAAGAAAAAAATAAATATGCAGTTGAGCCTTTTGAATTTAATGTAGAAATTGAAGGTTTAAATGGATAAACACAGACAATTAAAAGAACGTAAATTTCGTAAAGGTGCTGTTCATAATAGAAAAAAAATATTTAGTGCAGATAAATCAGAAGAGCATGAAAGACATTGTAATATATGTAGTAAAAAATTTATGGCACAAAATAAATTTATTAGGTTTTGTGATTTATGTAAAACAGAGGAAGAGTATAAATTTGGTTATGATTTAACAACATTTGGAAAAGGGGATTATATAACATGACATTAATAGAATTTATGGATAAGTTAAAAAATATTGTAGATAACAATATTAAAAATAAAAAAGATATTTCAAAACATGATGTATATTTTTTTGCAGAAGATGAATATCAAACTTTTGATGTTAAAATTGATAATATAGAAATAGAAGATAACAAAATATTTTTGAGTTAAATTTAGTGTAGGTACAGTAGGTTATTGCTGTAATAAGGATATCGCCCTATTGTACCTACAGTAAGTTTAATAGTTTTGGGTGTATTATTGCAATACTAGTTAGAAATACTTAATGCGTGGTTAAATGGGTTGTCAGCAAAACTACCGCCCAAAAAAGAAAAGGGGATACAATGAAAGTTAGAAAATTATTAGAGATACAAAGTACAGTTGAAGAGGCGGTTGTACCTTGTGATATGAATGAAGATGATTTGGAAAAACATTATTCAGAATCTAAAGACAAATACATAGATATATTAGATATGGATTTAATTCATTTAGTTAGAAGTTATTCAAAATGTATTCGTAGCAATAATCTTACAAATAAAATTAATGAGAGTGATAAAGAAGATTTAAGAAAAAAGGTAGATAGTATATTAAAAGAAACTTATGGTATTAGAGAAATACTTGATAAAAATGAAAAGTAAAACACAATTAGCAATAGAAAATGGCAGAACAATATATACAAATAATGTTTATGATAGTGTTTCTCATAATGGTTGGTTATTAAAAGTATCTAACAATAAAAAATTAGGTAAAGTAAAAATTGTTAAAGGAAGCCATAAAGGTAAATACATTTATAGTTTGTCATTAGAGGAACGAAAAACTTGTCCTAAAACTTGTTTCCATTGGAAAACTTGTTATGGCAATAATATGCCTTTTGCTCATAGATTTATGGGTAACGATAAATTAATGTTACGATTAGAAAATGAATTAAAATTGTTATCCATAAAACATAAAGAGGGTATATTAATTAGGCTTCATGTTGTTGGGGATTTTTTTTCTGTTAGGTATGTAAAATTCTGGAAAAAAATGTTATTTAAATACAGTAATATTTCAATATTTGGTTATACCGCCAGAACTCCATTTTCAGAAATAGGTAAAGAAATTGTTAATTTAAGAAATAAAATTTGGGATAGATTTTCTGTTAGGTTTTCCAATTCTGTTATGGAATTATCGGCTAATTCTGAAAATTTGTTAAACTTAAAAAAAGGTATAATTTGTCCTGAACAATTAGATAAAACAAAAAATTGTGCTAATTGTGGTTTATGTTGGAATAAAAATATAGATAATATAATTTTTAAAACTCATTAATTATTGTAAATAAATAAATAGTTGCAATACAAATTTCTGATGTTAAATAGTATATAAATAAACTTTTAACAAAGGAGAATATATGTCAGAAGTAATGACGCATGGTGCTAAACTTACCGATAAAAAAGTTCATCACAATATTGAAGATACTAGTTTTTTCGATATTCCACTAGCTACAACAAAAGAAAATTTTTGTAAGCATGATGGAAAATTAATTCCATTAAATGACGCTGTTACTGTTCTAAGAACAGATACAAATACAGTTTTAGGTAGACCTCGTTCAGACAAATACAAAGTTATTAATCCAAAATTATTATTTGATAGACACGCTGAAAAATTATTGGAAAGTGATTTACCAACAGATAATTTAGAAATTACTGATTGGAGTTTTGATAATGGGGCTAAGTCTTTAAGAACTACAAAATTAAATGATTTAGATTTTGAAATTGGTGGTGGAGATTCTGTAAAAGCTAGGCAAGATGTTTTTACAAGTCTAGATTTATCATGGAGATTTCAAGTTTTTAATGGGGGCTATCGTTCACTGTGTGAAAACACTTTAGTTTTTGGTGGGGAAAAATTGTATCATCAAAAAAAGAAACATACCAAAGGTATTTCTGTTGAAAGCATTTTAACTAAATTAGATAAATCTTTAGAACAATTTTATAACAATAAAGATGAGATGTTAAAATGGCGTGATAGTAAAGTTTCAGATGAGCAAGTAGCTAAATTGTTTTCTGATACTATCTGTAAAAAACCTTTAGCAGATTTAAAGAAAAAAACTGACCCAAATATTTCTGTTATTAATCAAAAATTATTTGATTATTTAATGTACAGATATTGGGAAGAAGTTGGAAGTCTAGGAAAAAACCTTTGGGCTGTTTATAATGCTTTAACTCATTGGTCTACTCATACTGACGCAGAATGGGAACGCCAAAACGATAAAGGCGTTTTTGTATTACTTAAAACAAGTCGTGGTAGTTCCGATAAGAATTTAGTTGCTACTAGAAGACAAGACGCTGTTAGAGAAGTTTTATCTTCTGATGAATGGAAAAAACTTTATGCATAATGTATCTGTAAATTATTGTGTAACTTGTAGGGATAAAGGCATTAAAAAAGAAATAATTGTTAATCAATATTCGCCTAGTGATATTTGTAACGATTGTAAGCCTAAATCCATTGACGCTAAATCTGTTATTGATGAAATTAAAACAAATGCAGTTGTAAAAAATGAAGCTGTTAATTTGTTGAAAGAAATACGCATAATTTCTGGTATTAATTCAAGAAAATCAGTAGAATCAATGAATACAATTAGAAATGAATTTGGTTATATAAATAAATTAATTGATGATTTTGTAAAAAATAACAATATTAAAAACTTTAAAAAATAATATTAAATCAATAGTTTTTTTCTATTGCGAATTAAATCCAATATTGTATTAATTTAAAAGGGGCTAAAAATTAGCCCTTTTTTAACATTTAAATACAGGGGCGGAAATGGACTTTTTTTTAACAATCTACAAAATTTTAGTACTATCATTAATTATATTAGCAATTATTATAATATTTTAACTTCCTATTTTTGCCTTATTCCTTTAATAAAGAATAATAATTAATCTTTAACAAAGGAAAAACATGAAGAAAAAATACTTAACTAGACCCTATTTAAATATGCAAAAAGGCACAGTTCCCACAGATGCTTATAAATCTGGTAAGGCTGTTGGGCTGTTGTTTACTCTAGATTTTTTAACACACCAAGCAGAAGGACAATGTGTTTCAATATTAAATCAAACTGAAAAATATATTCGTTCAGAATTAAATAAATTAAATGTTAAATTGGAAGTTAAAACAGATGAAGTTGAAATAAATAGCCTAGATGATTTAGAGATTAATCTAAATATGAATAGAGGTAACCCAATGAATGAAGGGACGGATTAATATGGAACAAATTAGATTCTTGCTTAAATCAAAAATTGAAGACTATAATGAAAAAGCAATTAAAAATAAATATAATCGCAGTATTGATAAATCTTATTTAAAGAGTTTACCTAGAAGAAATAATGATAAAAATTTAACTAGATTTCCTATAATTTACTCAATGTTACAAGATAATGATATTATGCGTTGTTTAATCTGTACAAACAGAAAACCAACAGTAAACACGCATAAGGGACAAAATCATATAGTTTTGGATATGAGTTTAAAAGATTATAAACTTTTACCAATAGTAATAGTAAATGAATGATATATTTTTGTATTTAATAATAATCATTGTAGGCTGTATAATTTTAGCTTATTATAATAATCGCTAAAAATATAAGGGGCTGTTCGTTAATGTAATAGCCCCAAATAAAAAAGGTTAAAAAAATGAATAAACCGAAAAATATAAATAAAAAAGATTGGGAAATTATGACGTATTACACTCAATGTTTTATTATCCTAGTTATTGGGCTGTTCTCTGGTTGGGCTGTTCTTGGGCTAGTATTAACGAAAGTAGGTATATAATGGCTTTATCTAGAAAGCATTTTGAACAATTCGCAGATTTTATGGTTGATTTGTGGAGTAGAAACAAAAACCTTAAAAGACGCTTAATGATAGAAATTGATTTAATTAATGAAGGCTATAATAATATTATAACTAATGAAATGAAGGAAAAAATAGCAGAAAATATTGAGTTTAGATTAACAGAATATTATAATAATACAGGCAAGGAATTACAGCTATTACTAGATAAAAACGGGCTTAGATTTAATAAATATAGGTTTAAGAATTATATTCTTGCAAGATGTGAAAAAAATGATACAAAAATAGAATTAATTAACCCAAACCAAAGGAATAAAATGCAAGTTCATATTTAAACTAAATTACTCCTCCTTGAATTAATGACAAGCCCCGCTAAATGCGGGGTTTTTTTATGTGTAAAATTAATTAATAATTACACAAGATTTAATTAAACTAATCACTATTTAAATAATTATGAAAACAATAAAAAACTTAATTATAATTGCTGTATTTATATATCTATATTTCTTTATCTTTATAAGTATTGCTCTAGTTCTTGGTAGTTTATACTAGTCTATTATATTCTGCTGTATTCTGTGTAAATCTAGGTATATTCTTGTATTATGTTGAGTATGCCTAGTTGTGCCAAATATTGCCCTAGAATGTCTAATTTGCCCTTGTATATCATAGTATTACTAGATTATAGCTAGATGGATATTATGCCTAATATTACGCTAGATTATAATAATATAAACCTAATAACTACTAGACTATATCTAATAATACTAATCGGACACTAGTATAAGCTAAAGTAATATAATAGTATTAAAAAATTGTAGGATTATATTAAAGAACTCTTGCGTTATAACTAATAATAACTAAATGAGAGCTAGGTATTTCTAGTATAAAACTAGTTAATACTAACGACTGTAAATCCGCTGAACAAATGTGGATAAATAAATGGCTGAAAACTGGCTTTAAGGGAGGGCAAGGGACAGTAGGCTACCCTATACTATATATATACCTAGCCCCTAATGATTTTCTAATTATAACTCTATATAGACTAGTATAGTCTGCTGTACGTTATACACCATTAGATATAAACTAGTATTACTCTGCTGTATATAATATACCCCCGGCCATAGGGGCCTAATTACTATTATACAGTCATATAGCATTCTGTCAAGTAAAATCGTATTTTTTTTAAATTTTTTTATTTTTTTTCATTTTTTCCTTGACAACATCCATATATTGGATATAATATAATAGATGAGACTAGTAATAAACTAGCTCAATAAAAGGGGAATATTGGGAACTAGTGGCAGTTCGTAAGACCTATCCTTATTCTTAGGCGGTTCCCATTTTTTACAGAGTATAACCAAATAACAGCAAAATACAATGACATTACCTAAATCAAGACAAGCATCCAACAAAATTGAAAAAGAACAGCTAATTCAAGATATTCGGAAAATTAATCCGGATTTATCTGAAAAGATATTGAATAGATATGACATTGATGATTTACGTAAAATTAAAATGGCTAATACGCCACAGCCAAATGTAGGCAATACAGCAGGGAGACCGAAAATGAAATATGGTGGAAAAATGAAGAAAAAATATCAATCTAAAGGGGTTGTTTCAACTAACTATGAAGAAGTAAAATCTCAAAGAGATAAAGATATGGCTCTGGCATTGAGGTTAGCTAAATTAGAAACTGAAGGTAGTGGTGGTAGAAAAATGTCTGAACAAGATATAAAGTATGCATTACATAGAATAGGGTCTGGTTTTGATACTGAACCTCAAAAAAAAGCAAGAATAGAAAAAATAATGAAAAGAATTTCTGAATTAGAATCAAGAGGAGCAGTAGGTAAATTACCAGAACGAACAATACATAAAGTAAGAGTGGGTGATAGTTGGAAATATTCATATCAACAAGGTGGTATGGCAGATATGTCAGCAGCACCAATGGTACAACCAAGAAAGAAAAAAACTCAATCGGGGTTTCGTTCTAAATATTCTAAAGGTGGTGGTGTTAGAGCCGCTAAATATAAGGTATAGTTATGGCAGTACAATTTATACCTGCAATATTAACAGCAATAAGAGCAGGAGTACCTGCAGCTAAGATTATAGCAAAATATGGTAAGAAAGCATATAATGCAGCAAAAGATGCAATAAAGTCAAAGGATAAAACTATTTGGTCAAAGTTAAGTAAAAAAGATGCAGAAAAATATATTTTTAAACCTATAAAAAAAGCTGAAAAGAAAAAATTTAAACCAATTAAAAAAGAATTTAAAAGACCTGCGAGAGTAGCAGCATTAACTACTTTAGCAGGTAGCACAGATACTAAGATAGATGCAGAGCATCTTCTAGGATGGAAAAAAGGTGGTTCTGTAAAAACATCAAAATATAGCAAAGGTGGTGGTGTTAGAGCCGCTAAATATAAGGTATAGTTATGGGAATAATTTTAAGATTAATAGCGATGGGAGTTCCTGCTTCTAAAATTATAGCAAAGTATGGTAAGAAAGCATATAATGCCGCTAAAAAAAGATATACGCAAGGATGGAAAGAAAATTTATCGGATAAGATTATTGAAACTGTACCAGAACAAGCAATAGGAGTTGGAGGAGTAGGAATAGGATTAGAAAAGGCAAATAAAGCGGCAATAAGATATTTAGAAAATAAAAGAATAAAAAAAGAAGATAAAAAGCAAAGAGGCCCTAGAGATGAAAAAAGATATGGGGGTAAAACTAAATCAAAATACAGCAAAGGTGGCGGTGTTAGAGCTACTAAATATAAAATATAGTTATGCCCGAAATAAAAATAAAAAAGAAACCATTATCACCTGCACAAAAGAAAAAAGATGCGGCAATAATGAAAGCCGAAGAGGCTAGACGTAAACGTGTAAAAGATAAATTAAGAAAAGATGCGGCTAAGTCGTACTATAGTTCTGTAAAAGGATATAAAGGCAAGGGTGGTGGACAGAACACTAAAGCAAAAAGCTATACAGAAAAAATGGCTGATAAAAAAAGGATGGAGATTAGAGAAGCGGCTAGAGGCAATATGACTTTACAACAATCTAAAGTAACAGGTAGATTAGTTAATTTAAATAAGGAATTAAAAAAAATACAAAAACAAATACAGACTTTATCAAAAGGCAGAAAGTAATTGCCTTTCAAATCAGAAAAGCAAAAAAAGTTTCTCTTTGCTAATAAACCTAAATTAGCAAAGAGATGGTCACAAAAATATAACAAAGGAGCAACATTGAAGAAAAAATCAAAAATAGGATATAAAGCAGGGGAGAGTGTTAAAAAAAAATGGACTCCTTTAGATTTAGATGCCTTATTAATAAAAAGAAAGAAAATTGACGCCCAAATTGAAATGGCTAAAAAACGAAAATGGATTAAAGGTAGACCAAGCGGAGTTCAGCTAACAGGAAGTAAAAAATACGTTAAAAAAGGTGGAAAAGTTTAATTTATTTAATACTAATGCGTATTACAGCAATAGATATGGATGGATAATGAAAAATAACCCAAACGATTGTAAAAATTGTAAAACGTGTGGACATGAATGTCATTGTTCTAATGGTGGCTCCTGCTGTGGTGAACAATGTGAATGTAAATGTTGTGAACATAATGAAGAGTAAATTAAATTGTATAGGTTATCCTCACGATGACCCATATGGACTAATAGCAGCTTTTAAAAAAACATTTGGATTTAATAAAGAAAAAAAAGATGAATCAAATACTCCCAAACCGAAAAAAAGAATTAACCCAAAAGCAAGAAAAATTTCTAGACGTTCTCTTTAACAATGGAGGACAGGTGATGTCTGCTATTGAAGAAGCAGGGTACAGCCCAGATTCTAGAGGGTGGTTAATGAAGTCTGTAAAAGATGAAATTATAGATAGAGCTAAAACACAATTAGCAGGTTCTTCTGTAAAAGCAATAAATAGATTAAGTGAAGGTTTAGACGCAGATGGAACAATACCATCTGGACAAATGGATGTTAGAATGAAAGCAGCTTCTGAGATTTTAGACAGAGCAGGGATTAGTAAACGTCAGGAAGTTAGTGTTAGTGGTCAAGTATTACATGGTGTAGTTATGTTACCGGCTAAAGATAAAATTAAAACTATAGGAGAAAATTAAATGGGAAGTCCATATCAAGTATCAAAAGTTAATAAAGAAAAAGCTAATCGAATAGCTAGAAAATGGATGAATCGAACTCAAAAAGGTATGAGGATTGATGATTTTATTAAACAAGAAGTATACGGACAAGGTTTTACTGGAATAAAAAATATGGTTAAAGCTATAATTGGGGGAACAGGTGCTGCTATTGAAACAAAATTATCCAAAAAATTAAAACCAACTAAATATGCTGATTCTAAAAAGGTAAAACAAAAAAAGAAGAAATAATGAATGACAAGACGATACAATTTCAGTTTAGCTCAGAAGGCAAGGATTGAAGCTAGACGTAAATTAAGAGAAAAACAAAAAAAAGCAGACAGATTAGCAAAGAAATTAGCTAATGAACGTCAAAGAACAAAAGAATTAAAAGAAAACCTTAAAAGAGTTGATGCAATCAACAGAAAAGGCGGTGCTATAACAGATGATATACTGGATAAAGTACCAAAATCAGTTAAAAAGTCAGTAGAAGACCAAGCTGAAGTAGTTTTTATGCCTAATGAAGGCCCACAAACTAAATTTTTAGCTTCTCCAGAGAAAGAAGTATTGTATGGAGGTGCTGCGGGTGGTGGAAAATCATTTGCATTACTAGTTGACTTACTTAGATACTGTCATAATCCAAATCATAGGGCATTATTACTAAGAAGAACATTAGCTGAACTAACAGAATTAATAGACAGCAGCCGAAAACTCTATGCAAAAGCATTTCCGGGTGCTATTTTTAAAGAATCAAAAAGTACATGGCATTTTCCATCTGGTGCAACAGCATTATTCTCATATGTGGATAAAGACAGCGATGTAACAAGGTATCAAGGACAAGCATTTACTTGGATTGGTATTGATGAGTTAGGACATTATCCAACTCCCTATGTTTGGAACTACTTACGTTCACGTTTACGTAGTACAGATAAAAGTATTGATACATATATGAGAGCTTCTTCTAATCCCGGTGGTGTAGGAGGATGGTGGATAAAGAAAATGTTTGTAGACCCGATATTACCGGGTGAACCATTTTATGCTACAGACATAGACACAGGTGACGTTTTAAAATTTGGTAGATATCACGAAAAAGCAGGTAAACCTTTATTTCAAAGAAAGTTTATACCTGCACGATTAACGGATAATCCTTACTTGGCTGAATCTGGTGAATATGAAGCAATGCTTTCATCATTACCTGAAGTAGAAAGAAAGAGATTATTAGATGGTGATTGGGATGTTGCAGAAGGTGCAGCATTTCCAGAGTTCAGTAAAGTTATACACGTTATTGAACCTTATGAATTACCCAACAATTGGATAAGAATACGTTCTGCTGATTATGGTTATTCCTCACCAAGTTGTGTCCTTTGGGGTGCAGTTGATTGGGATGGAAATATAATTATATACAGAGAACTATATCAGAGTGGACTTACGGGTGAACAACTTGCAAATAGAATAAATGACTTAGAGGTTTATGACCCACCAATGCACACTTCTGTATTAGATGCTAGTTGTTGGAGTAAATCAGGTATTGGCCCTAGTATTGCTGATAGCATTATTAGAGCCGGTATACGTTTTGTACCATCAAATAGAGATAGAATAAGTGGTAAAGTAGAACTACATAGACGATTGTCTATACGAGAAAAAACAGGTGAACCACAATTAAAAATATTTTCTAATTGTATAAATTTAATTAGAACATTACCAACAATACCTTATGCAAAAAATAATGCAGAGGATGTTGATACAAAAACAGATGACCATGCTTACGATGCTTTACGTTATATGGTTATGACAAGACAAACAGGTGAACGGCAAAGAGCCAATTACAGATTAAATAAATTAAAAGCAGAAACATATGAACCAGTTGACAGGATTTTTGGATATTAATAGGTACGATGTAGGTGACAAGGTTATAAAACCTAAGTTATCTGATATTGCAGAAGGTAATCTTACAATAGAACAGGCTTTTGATTTACAAATTGAAGATTTACAAAGTAATATAAAAGGTAAAGATATAAAACAACAAAGAACTATTAGAAAAAATATTAATGATTTAAAAAGAAGTAAAACTCGTGTTTTAGATACTATAGATGGTTCAACAACTATAAAAAGTTTAAATAATGTAGATTCTATACAAGATTTATTAACTAATGCATCTAGTAATGAATGGTATACAAAAGGAAAAGGTGCAGGAGCACGAAATTTTTATAGAGATATAAGTCGTGTTGTATCTTACAGTATTGGTAAAGAAAATAATAAATTTATAACATATAAAAATATTCAAAAGGGTAAAGTTTATGAAAATGCTATTAAATATACTGCAGAGGTAGCGGAAAAAGCAGTTGTATTTAATAATGAAATATTTAAAACTGTTGTACAAAGTTTAGATAATATTGATGATTTACAATTAGATAATATTCCTAAAGGTAGTACTAGTAGATTTGCTAAAGTAGTTGCTTTAACAGGAATAAGACCAAAATATTTATCTGAATTAAAATGGGATGATATTGATTTTGAAAATGGTACTGTTAAATATAAAGATTATAAAACAACGGGTAAACCTAAAATAACAACTATTTCTGTTAATAAAACAGCATTAGCATTATTACAACAACAAAAGAATGCTAGTATTAGACATGGAACGGGTGGTTCAAGAACATTATTTGTGGGTACATCAGACCAATACTCAAAACCTATTAATAAACATTTTAAAAAAATAGGTGCTTATGTACAACAAACTAATGGTAAAGTAGAAA